GCGCGAAAGGCAACCGAGAAACCCTGTCTGACGTGGTGTCCCGCATCACGCCGGAAGATACCCCGATCCTGACCGCCATTGGCACCGAATCCGTCAAGGGCGTGCATCCGGAATGGGAAACCATCGACCTCGCCGCGCCGGCCGCCAACGTGCAGGCGGAAGGTGACGAGTATGCGTTCACCGCTTCGACGCCTGCCGCGCGCATGGGCAACTATACCCAGATCATGCGCAAGACCGGCATTGTGTCGCGCACTCAGGACGCCGTGGATAACGCGGGACGCGCCGAGCAGCTCAAATATCAGAAGCTGATGCGCGGTCGCGAACTTAAAAAGGACGTGGAGTTCTCCATCGTCTCCAACGTCGCCTCCGTCGGCGGCACGTCGCGCGTTTCTGGCGGTTTGCCGTCGTGGGCTGTTACCAACGTCTCACGCGGCGCAACCGGCGCCAACGGTGGCTTTAGCTCCGGCACCGGCCTGACCGTGGCGGCGACTCCTGGGACGCAGCGTGCGTTCACGCAGGCGTTGCTGGATGGCGTGATGCAGAGCGGGTTCAACAGCGGAGCCAACTTCAAGTCGGTTTCGGTGTCGCCTTACGTCAAGTCGGTGTTCGTCACTTTCATGTCGAACTCCAACGTGGCAGCATATCGCTACTCGGTCGATAACGGCAAGGACAACTCCATTGTGTCCAACGCGGACTATTACGAAGGTCCGTTCGGTCGCGTGAAGATCATGCCGAACCGGGTGCAGGCGACATCTGCGGCTGTTGCGCAGAATGCCTTCCTGATCGATCCGGAGATGTTGTCGTGGACGTGGCTGCGCAACATCCATTCCGACCCTAACATTGCCAAGACCGGCGATGCTGAAAAATTCGTCATCATCGGGGAAGGCTGCCTCAAGGTGAAGAACGAGAAGGGCATCGGCGTTGTCGCTGACCTGTTCGGGCTCACCGCTTCAACCTGATCTGGTTTAGATCGCACGACAACGAGGGTCGCCATAGTGGCGGCCCTTTTCATTTGGAGGGCCATATGGCTGAGAAAACCGAACAGACTTTGATGGACGTTGAAATTCTGCGGGACTTTTGGGACGCGGACGGCGTGCGTCACCCGGCAGGCACGATCGTGTCGATCCCGGTCGAAGCTGCGATGGACGGCGCCGAAAATGGTGCGCTGCGTCGGGCGAAGAAAGCTGACTGATGGTTATCAAGGACGGCGATTTCCGGCTGATCGAGTTTGACGCCAAGCTCGGTCGGTCTGTCTGGGCGTATTTCGACGGTGAAAAAACCGTCGTTCGCACGGATTACATCGTTGATCCGACCGTCGCCATCAACGCCGCCTCTCGCAATGAGTTTGGCAAGATGGCAAGCGGCGACTGGAATCGTGTCGCCTCGATCCCGCTCAATGTCTATTACGACCAGCTTCACGCTGCCGAGCAGCAGGGCGACAAGGCATATATCGATCGCTGGCTGAATGATAGCGACAACCGGGCCTGGCGCACGACGGAGGGGAAGGTCTGATGGCTGCCCTCGCTGACTACCTCGATTTGCGCTTTGCGGTCTCGGATCATGTCGGCAACCGCTCGATCTCGGATGTCATGCCCCGCCTTGTGCAGTCCGCTGAATCGATGCTCAACAAGAAACTGCGCTGCCGCCAGCAGATCACAGCAACCACACTGACATTCGTTAATGGCGTGGTGGCTCTGCCAGCCGATTTCGTCGAGATGTCGGCGGTCTATGGCCTCAACGGCTACAAGATGCACGCTGGCCTGTTGGCCGATGCGCGCCGCTGCGGTTCGCAGTGGTCGAAATACTCCATCGACGGCACCAGCATTCACATCAACGGCTTCTCGGGCGCGAAGGATATCGAATATTACGCCAAGTTGCCGACGCTGACGACCTCGCCATCGACAACCAATTGGCTGCTGCAAGAGGCGCCGGAGGTCTATTTGTATGGCGTTGCGTTGGAAGCCGCCAAGTTCTTGAAAGACATTGAACTGGCACAGGCAACCAAACTGCTGCTTGACGATGCCATGCAGTCCTTGGCGATCGATGACGAGCGGGCTCGCTGGGCCAATTCCACGGTTCGGGTCCAAGGTCTCACCCCATGACATTGCTCACCATCGCCAAGTCGGTAGCGGTCAACGTCGGGATCGAACAGCCGTCGTCCGTGTTGACGGGCGGCAGCCCCGACATGGCAAAGCTGGTCGAGTTCTCGCAGGCCATCGCGACCGAGCTTGCGCGGCGGGTTGATTGGGCGGCGCTGCGAAGCAACACGGCGATTTCCGGCACCGGGGCCAATGATGATTTCAGCCTGCCATCCGGTTTTGCGCGCCTCACCCAAGGGCTTGCCGTGACCGTGGGTGGCGCTCCGGTGCGAGGCGGTGTCAGCCCGGACGAATGGAATGCGCTTACGTCTGTGTCCGGCACGCCGCGCTATCACCGGCTAATCGGCAACAAGATTTCATTCTACCCGTACCCCACCAACGTCATGACGGTGAACGTGTCGTGGCAATCGCTGAACTGGTGTTCATCGGGCGGCAGCGTTTGGGCGGCGGATAGCGATACGGCACTCGTTCCCGAGGATCTGATTATCAAGGGTGCGATCTGGCGCTGGCGCCGGCAGTTGGGCGCTGACTTCTCCGACTACATGGCGGAATATGAATCCGCGCTCGCTGATCTCGCCAAGTTCGACGACGGAGTGCGGCAGCCATGATCGTGCGGGCGGGTCGTGTCGCGACAAGGCCAACGGCAAAGCCGGCCGATCCGCAGCATCCGAACGCCTATCAAACCGCGTCGTTTCCATCCCCGACGCAGGGCTGGATCGCAAACAGCAATCTCGCCACGCCGCAATCTGGCGGAGCTTCGACGCTGGAAAACTGGTTTCCGACCGCGACCGGCGCGAAAATGCGGCGGGGTCTGGTGCTGCATTCCACGATTGGAGATGGAACGCAGGACGTTAAATCGCTGTTCTCGTACATCGTCGGCAACGTCGCCAAGATGTTCGCGGCCATTGATGGCGCGATTTACGATGTAACGAGCGAGTTCGGTTCGTTCGGCATGATCGATGACGTCGGGCGGCATTTTGTTGATGATCTCGGCAACCGGATCATTTCGTTTCCGACCGCGCCTCCCGCTGCGCTGGTGTCCGGCCAACACAGCGGAGTGTGGTCTGTCGTGCAGTTCGCCACGTCGGGCGGGGTGTTCCTTCGCGCGGTCAATGGCATCGATACACCGCAGGTTTATGACGGCACGTCTTGGAGTACGACGCCGGCGATCACCGGAGTCGATCCGACGACGCTTTCAAATGTCTGGGTGTCCGGCAATCGGATGTGGTTTGTCCAGCGTGACACCTTGAACGCATGGTATCTGCCGGTTTCGAGCATTGGCGGCGCTGCCGTCGAGTTTCCGTTGGGTGGCATCTTCACGCGCGGCGGCTCTCTGCTGTTCGGTTATTCGTGGTCGCTGGAAACGGGAGGCGGTCTGTCGCAGAACTGCGCGTTTGTCTCGACCGAGGGCGAGGTGGCGATCTACAAGGGCACCGATCCGGGCACTGAGGCAACGTGGTCCCTGGTGGGTGTCTATCGTGTCGGCCGGCCGCTGGGTCCGAAAGCCTTCATTGCGGCGGGCGGCGATATCGCCATTGCAACGGACATCGGTTTCGTGCCGCTGTCGCAGGCGCTGCAAAAGGACTACGCGGCGCTGTCGCCTTCGGCCATCTCCTATCCAATCGAGACAGCATGGAATCAGGCAGTTGCCGATCGCGTCGGCGCGAACTGGAATTGCGCGGTGTGGTCGCAGAATCAGATGGTGGTGGTCGCACCTCCTATCGTGAACAACTCTGATCCTGAGATGTACGTCGCCAACTCGCGGACGGGCGCATGGGCCAAGTTCACGAATTGGAGCGGGAATTGTCTGCTGGAATTTCAGGGGCGGTTTTTCTTCGGTTCGACGGATGGACGCATCATCGAGGCCAACGTTACCGGGCTCGATCTGGATAGCACCTACACCGCGACATTCGTTCCGCTGTTCAACGATTGCGGTTCGCTGGGCCTCAAGACAACGGGCATGGCGCGGGCCGTGCTTCGTTCTCCCGTGGCCGTTCGCGACAAGATTTCGATGCAGGTTGATTTCAAGACCAGCCTTCCGACGCCTCCCGATGCCGGCCTTGTGCCGGTCGGGGATGTGTGGGGCGGCGCGGTATGGGGGCAGTCGATCTGGGGTGGCAAGACGGTCATCAACACCCATCAGCAATGGCGATCTGCTCCGGGCAATGGCTACACGCTGGCCCCAGCTTTGCAGGTCACAAGCGGCAGCATCGCACCACTGGATACCGAAATCATCCGCATGGATGTGACCTACCAGCCGAATGACGTTGTGGTGTGATGAATCTCGTATGGGGCGGCGCGGGCAATGCCGATGTCAACGACGCTCTTGCGATGTGGTGCGCAAAAGAAATTGGCCTGCCTCGCCCGTTTGAACGTCCTTACACGACGATGGGCGTCTTTGACGGCCCGACTTTGATCGCAGTGATGCTTTGGAACAACTACCAGCCCGAGGCCGGCGTGATCGAATTTCACGGCGCAGCGACCAGCAGGCGTTGGCTCAACCGGCAATCTCTCGCGGCGATGTTTCGCTATCCGTTTTCTGGCATCGGCTGCCAGATGATTGTGACGCGCAATTCAGAACAGAACACGTCGCTGCATCGGATGCTGACTTCGTATGGCTTTACGCGCTTCCACATTCCCCGGCTTCGCGGTCGTGGCGAGGGTGAAACGATCTGGACGCTGACTGACGATCAGTGGCGCGCCAGCAAATTCTATAAGGATTGACCAATGGGCAAGCCGTCCCCTCCGACCCCTCCCGATCCGAAGCAGACCTCGGCCGCGCAGACCGGCACCAGCGTTGCGACGGCGCTCGCCAATTCGAGCCTGAACAACGTCAACCAGGTCGGGCCGGAAGGCAGCAAGACCTACAGCCAGTCGGGCACGTACAAGTTCACGGACCCGTACACCAGTCAGACCTACGACATTCCGAACTATACCCAGACCACGACGCTTTCGCCCGAGCAGCAGCAGCTTTACGACCTCAACAACAAGACCCAGCAGAATCTCGGCAACATCGGCGTTCAGCAATCGTCGAAGATTGGCGAATTGCTCAACACGCCGTTCGATCCCGCGACTGCGAACAAGGCGGTTGAGGACAAGATCGCCACGCTCGGCTCGACGCGGCTCGACCCGATGTTCGCGCGCCAGCAAGACGCGCTCGCCACCCAGCTTGCGAACCAGGGCATTCAACCCGGCTCGGCGGCATGGAAAGCCCAGATGGATCAATTCCAGCAGGGCAAGAACGATGCTTACAACCAACTGTTCCTGAACGGCAATCAGCAGGCGTTCCAGCAGGCGCAGGCCACGCGCAACCAGCCGATCAACGAAGTCACGGCACTAATGTCAGGCTCGCAAGTGTCGCAGCCGAACTTTGGCGCGACGCCGACGACCACGATTCCGACCACGGACAACGCAGGGCTGATTAATCAGAACTTCAATCAGCAGCAGCAGCAATACCAGACGCAGGTATCGCAGCAAAACGCACTGCTCGGCGGATTGATGGGGCTCGGCGCGGCCGGCGTTTACAAGTTCTCGGATCGCCGGTTGAAGAAAGACATCCGCAAGATCGGCAAGACCAATGACGGCCAGAACCTATACAGCTATCGCTACAAAGGCAGCGACGAGCCACAGGTTGGATTGATGGCGCAGGAGGTTGAGAAACGCGACCCGAGTGCGGTCATCACCACGCCGAGCGGTTTCAAGGCCGTGAATTACGACAAGGCACTTGGTCTGATGGGAGCCGCTTAAATGGCGCTGTCGTTCGCATTCGACCCGTCCAAAGGCGAAACGCCGGAAACCATCGCGCGTCGGCGCCAGACGGCGGACCTGATTGCCTCGCGCATCTTCGGCAAGGCTCCTGCGAACGTCGGGGAGGGGCTGAACGCCATCGGTCAGGCGCTTATCGCACGCCAGATGGCAAGCGAAGCGACCGACGCGCAGAAGGCCGGCATGGCATCCGTTCCCGCGCTGTTCGGCGGTACCGGCGCAAATCCTGCGGCGGGTATAGCTGCGTCGATTGCGGGGCAGCCGGTCACGCCGTTTGCTGCGGTCGCTTCCTCTCCTATGGGCAACATCCCGCCACCCGCCGCGCCGACAACCGGCAAAATCTACAGCAACGACGAACCGTCGCCGCTCGATCCGCCATCCGGTCAGGATCGACAAGCGATGATTGCAACGATCCTTGGCGAGGCTGGCAATCAAGGTCCGGCCGGAATGAACGCGGTCGGGAGCGTCATCCGCAACCGCGCCGTCAGTGGCAGTTTCGGCGGGGACACGCCAACCGGCGTCGTGACGGCTAAAAACCAGTTCGAACCGTGGAATACCCCGGAAGGCCGTGCACGAATGGCACGCGCTGCCGCTGATCCACGGCAAGCCGCCGCTGCTGACGCTGCAATCTCTGCGGCCTATGGCGAGGGCGGGCAGGCTCCGAACGATCCGACCAACGGCGCGACGATGTTCTTCGATCCCAAGTTGCAAGCCTCGCTCGGCCGGCAAGTGCCGCCATGGGCGCAAGGCCCGGGGCAGGACATCGGAGATCATCGTTTCTTCGGCGGCGCTCCGATGCAGCCGACGCAGGTTGCCGATGCAGGTAATGCCATACCGCCAATGTCTGGCGGCATTATCGGCAACGCGCCTCCCGCTGACCGTCAGGCTTTGGCCTTTGCAGGCCCGACCGCGCCACAGCCGCTTGCAAGCCCTGCTGGCGCGCCTCCCGCTGACCCGGCCGCTGATGGCGAGGACGCGCTTCCAGCCAACGCAGCACCCGCGCAGGGTGCTTTGCCGACTGCTCAGGCAGTGCAGGCGGCGACCCCCGGCGCTGGTGGGCCTTTCCCGAACGTCTCGACGGAGGATCTGACCAAATACGCGATGAATCAGTTTGTGCCTGCGGCCAATCGGCAAGTCATCGCGGCTGAAATCACGCGGCGCGCGGCTGCGGCGCAGCAGGCCAACGATCCGCTGCGGCAGTTGCAGATCAAGAAGGCGCAGCAGGATTTAGAGAAGCCCGACGAGACGTTTGGCGTCATCGGACAAGACCCGAATACTGGTAAAAGCCAGTACGGGTTCATCAACACAAAGACCGGCTCGGCTCGGCCATACAACATCCCGCAGAACGGCAATTCGCCGCAAGGCTCGATCCAGGAAGCGATGAAGGCCGGCGTCAAGGGTGATGATCTCTATCAGTTCATGCCGCCCGACCGCGCGCAGACCGTCAAGGCCATGATTGACGGCCGCATGCCGCCGCCCTCCACCACAGCGATGCGAAGCCCTGCGACGATGCAATTGATCGATGCCGCGAACGCGATCGATCCAAGTTTCGATGCGACGACGTGGAAGGCGCGCAGCACGTTCAACACGCAGTTCGGATCGCAGGCGCCAAGTTCGATTGGTGGTCAAAAGGTGCTGATGAGCACGGCTCTGGGTCACTTGGCTGAGGTCGCACATTCAGCGGCACAGCTTGACAATAGCGACGGCAGTTTTACAGGGCTTGCGCCTGTTGGTCACTTCCTCAACGCCGCAAAGAACAAGACGACGGCCAACGCTGCTATTGCCAACGCGCTTGAGGATAAGGTCGCCAAGTTCTCCGGCGAAGTCGGGAAACTCTACTCCGGTTCGCAAGGCGGCGGTGTCCATGAGCGCGAAGATACGCGCAATCGGCTTGGATCAGGTTTGACCAGTGCGGAACTCGCTGCGGGACTTGAGGCCAGCCGCGATCTGATTCTGTCGAAACAAAAGGCCCTTGAGGACCAGACTTCTCAAATCTTCGGACCAGAGCGGGCCAAGAAGTTCGATTTCGTCGGTCCTGAGGGGCGGGACGCCATCAACAAGATTGAAAAGGCGATCATGAAATTGCGCGGGCAAAATCCTGATACTGCACAGCCAGGTGCAGCAGCAGCCTCACAGCAAGCGCCCGCTGTTGATCCCGCCGCATTGGCGGAAGCCCGTCGTCGTGGACTGATTAAGTGATGGCAGACTATTCGACGCTATCCGACGCAGACCTGATGAGGATGCTGCAGCCACAAGCTGTGGCGCCGACAGATTATTCCAAGCTGTCGAACGACGATCTGCTCAAGATGGTGCAGCCGCAACCTCAGCCGCAATACAAGCCTTCGATCACCGATGCCGTAACCGATATTCCGGCCGAGATCGGGCGAACGGCAGATGCCAACTTGCGCACCGTCGAAACAAATCTTTCGAACAGGGGCGAAAATACCAGTCCGTTCGGATTCCTGAATACGGGCAAGGCTGTTCTTGGCGGGCTCGGACTGCTGGCTTCTCCTGTTACTGGCGCCGCCCGCTCGCTGATCGGCCACCCGCTGGCGCAAGTCGAACATGCTGTCGGCACACTCATCAATCCGGAAGTTGCGGCCAAGGACGACCCACAGCAGATGTACAATGCTGCGGCAGGCGACGTAGAGACAGCGTTGTCTGCCGCGCGCCCGGCTGGCGTTACCCCGATGGGATTGACGGCGCCCATTCCGCTCAAGATCGCGCCGCCGACAAGCACTGAATTGAAGGCGGCAGCCAAGGCCGTCTACAACGACCCAGCCATCAAATCGATCAGCATCCCGCCGTCAGATGTCGCGGCGCTCAGTGCCAAGATTCAAGGTGATCTGACAAATCAGGGTTTTCGTCCAACACCGGGTAGCGCGCCCGGCACCCTTGCGGAAATTAACCGCCTTTCACCGCCCCAGGGCGTTGCATCTGTCGGAATTGACGACCTGACCGCCGCGCGCCGCGCTCTCGGCATGACAGCGAAGCAGATTGATCCGGCGACATTCACCGCAACGCCTGACGCGAATGCGGCCTCGCAGTCCATCCGGCACTTGAATGATTTTCTGGATACGCTTGCGCCGGAACTGAAAACGGCGAACGCAAACTATGCGGCCGGGAAATCTGCGGATCGGCTGGATTACCGCCTTATCAAAGCGGAGCGACGGGCAGCCAAGACAGGCATCGGTGGCAATCTTGAAAACACCATGCGACAAGAGGCCGACAAGATTTCGACCCGAGGACTAACGCCGGAAGAACAGGCAGCACAGGACCGGATCGTTATGGGCTCCGGGCTTCGCAATTCCCTTCGGACGGCCGGCAAGCTTGGCGTTGATGGTGGGCTGTCTCTGACGCTTCATGCAGCGGCCGGTCTAGGCAGCCACGGCGCGACGTTGCCAATTACGGCGGCAGGCACGGCGGCGCGCAAAATCGGAGAGATGCTGACGCGCTCCGAGATTAACAAGCTCGGCACCTCCATTCGTGGTCGCGCACCGCTCGCTGTTTCCAATCAGGCGCAAGCTGCGGTCGCGCGGGCTTTACTGGGTCAGTCGGCCGGATCGGGTGCCGCACTCATCCCGGCCGGCTCGCTCGCCACGTCTGATCCACGCAGGTCCGCGATTGTTCAGATGCTTTTAGGCCAGTCGCTCAATGGGCGTTAATGTTGTCGTCGGGGTGAATAATGGTCCGGTTTTGCTCGATCAGTTCCTTCAAGGAACGAGGACCGGGATCAAAGAGCTTGCCGCCACGCATGACGCGGACCAGCGAGAATAGAACTGATCCGATAAGCAGAAAAACCAGTCCGATCACAAGGCTCATTCTCTAAGCCTAGCACCAACCACTCGACCTTCCAAGGCTCCCATCCGGGGGCCTTTTTCTTTTGGGGCAACGTGAATGCCAAGAGACGCAAACGGAAATCATTCTCTTCCACCGGGCTATCTTGCGGTGCAGGGGCAGACCGTCCAGCCGAGCAACCATAACCCGCCGTTGGAGGATATTTCCTCTTCCTTGACCGGCAGCCTCCCCCGCGACGGCTCGGCAGCGATGACGGCGCCGATCAAACTCCCTGACGGCACGTCATCTGCTCCGGCAGTCACCTTTGCCAGCGAACCGACGCTGGGAATGTACCGCAAGGCTGCCGGGACTCTCGCCATCGCGGGCGGCGTGCTTTCCGGCATGGCGCCAATCGGCCTTGGTCCGCTGCCGTGGACGCTCTCAACCGCGCCGGCCGGATGGGTGTTCTGCAAAGGTCAAACGCTTCTCCGTGCGAGCTATCCCGATCTGTGGACGGCGGCACAGGCGGAAATCACGGCGGGCAGCAGCTTTTACAACACCGGAGATGGATCAACCACTTTCGGCGTTGGCGATTGTCGTGGGCGTGTCGTGGCGGGTCGTGATGACAGTTCGGGACGCCTGACCGGCTTTGTCTCGATGGGTGCGGCGGGCGGCACGGAGAAAACGACGCTGGCGCGCTCCGACCTTCCTAATGTCGCACCAACCTTCACCGGCACATCGGGAACGGTGAACGTCACTTCCTCAATAAGCAACATCGCGACCGGCACCACCATCCCCACGCATGACGGCGCAGGCGGTGCTTACACGAGCGTCTCCAACGCCAATTTCGTAGCCGTCAGTTCATCCGGCTCCTTCACTCCATCTGGCACGGTTGCATCGCTCAACGGCGGTGTGACGCAGACCGCGTTCAACAACGTCCAGCCGACGATTGCCACCAACATGATTCTTTTTGCAGGAGCCTGATAGATGGCCGACATTCGTCCTAAAGATTTGCCGTCGATCTCGGCTGTTGTTCCGGCTGATCGTTTTCTGGTTGATGGCGCCACTACGCGCTCGATTGCGATTTCCGATCTGCTGGACCGCGATATTCGCCAGTTTGGCGCGAAGGGCGACGGCGTAACCGACGATGCGCCCGCCATTCGTCTTGCGGTCGCGGCCACTACGAAGGGCGGCA